ATATATTTTTTTTTTTTTTTATTATTTTTATATTTATTTGCCATATTTAAATTTGTTTCAGGTAATATACTAGCCACTACATTTCACCACCTTACAAAGTATTATCCATGTTTGATTATCCTTAGTGGGCAATACTGCTAGCTCATCGCCAATTTTTATTGTATCTAGAAAACTTACTGCAGTACCATCAGTATTTGTTACTGATGCTTGTCTTGAATATCCTGATAATAAGTAATCAGCTATATAAAGATCATCCTTATATAGCTGCAAATCATTTGTTTGAATTATTATTTCAGGAGGTGGAGAATTAACCTTAGCAATGCATATGGAAAGAGGATTACTTTCTGCACCTTTTCTTTTCATTAAATTTAACATTTTTACATATGGATCCATTAGCTATCAACCTCCTGTAAATCCATTTTGTTGCTTAAGCTTACTGTAAGCTTCATTGTATATTTTCCTGTTCCACATTCCCAGGTGTGAGTATCAGCATTAACATAAAGAGTTGCATCTTTCAATATGTCTAAATACCATATTTTTGCCTTAACAGCATACCCCGTTAAGCAGCTATAATTGCCAATAGCTTCAATTTCTATTTCTTCACTGAAGCCATATAACTTATTTTGTGCTACTTCATATGTGTTGTTATCATCTTCCACTGTGTACGATGTCTGGAAAACACCATATCTTTTTACAAGCTCTGAATTTTCCACTTGATCTACGTAGTTATTGTTAACGTCAAAAATTTTCACTCTGTTTATCATATTTTCTAAAGAATCTTTGTAACTCATATCTATTATATTGTTATTGTACAAATCCACATTAGCAGATTGAAGCAAATAATCTGATATTATTTGCCCCTTCTCAATTACATTGAACGTATCAGCTTTCATAATAGGAACATATTGTTTTCCATTTTGCTTGCTAACTTCACTATAGCACTGCATTATTATGCTATAATAACTCTTATCTATACATAGTCTACCTATCGGCATTCCAGTTACCACTACATCACCAACTTTGATGTTTAATTCCTCACAAGCTTTATATACAACATTTTCTGGAGACATATTCTTAATATTCATACTTGTTGATGAACTCATAATGAACCTCATATAATCATAGCAAGTAAAAGTTTCTTCTTGATTTGAACTTCCTAAAGTCCTCTCTACAACTTCACCTCTAAAAATTTCTCCATAAGTTTCATCTACAATCTTTATTAATGTTCCTGGACATATTTGAACTCTAGGCTCATTTATATCTGATAAGGAATATAACATACTAAATGAGCATTTTCTTGCTGGCTGATCTATTGATGCTGATAATTCAATGCTTTTGCAAACTGGAGTTATATCTGTTAGAAGCCATCCTTCATATAAGCTGTATATTTTAATCATATATTACCACCCAATATATTATTTACATCAGTTAAACTAAAACTTGCCCCCCACTGACCTACAATTTTTTCATTTAACTTCAATGCCTTATACTGCTTTAATGCTAATGTAAAGTTTATATCTCCAGTTCCATCATTTTCTCCATACTCAAAAGTTTCTATAGAGAATAGATCATTGATATCTGTGTTTGTAAGTATGACTCTTATTGGCTTTTTACTTTTTCTCCAAGCTTCTATTTGTGCAACGCACTCAAATGGTTTAGGAATATCAGAATATGCACAAAATTTATATTTATGGGCAGGAAAAAAGCTCTCAAAAGATATTTCTGAAAGCTTTGAATCTCCTAATATATTTATTTCTCCAATTGATTCTACACTAACTACTGAATTGTTGTTAGCTAGTTTAAGTGAATAACTAGAAGGTGGTACAGGAAGTTGTAACCATGTATCGTCTTGATTAAACCAAAATTCTATCATTTTAAAATACCTCCTAACTCATTCCAAGAGCTGTTTGACTCAATTTATTGGCTAGAGCTGTTGCAATTTTATCTATATCGCTTTCTTCTCTGATTATTATGGAATCTGCAAGCTTTGCTATTGTTATTGCAAATCCATTTTGTGAGCTATCATCTTTAGTTAATCCAGAAGCGCCTTTAAATCCTTGACTACTAGTCTTGTTTCCTGATGATAAGTTTTTATTTACACCAGTTTTTATTCCTACTGCAAGATCTTTAATTGGTTCAGTTACTAAATGAGTATTAACCTTGATGCCACGGCCCATGCCTTTTAAAAAGTCCGGCATCCATGTTTCATAATCTGTAAGAGGTCCTTTATCTGGTACTGAGAAATGAAGAAATGATCTTATCCTATCTGCTACACCTGAAATAGCATCTTCAATGTAACCTACTGCTCCTCTTATACCATCTACAATTCCCATTATCATATCTTTACCCCAACTAATAGCAGTTTTAGCCACATCTTTAAATACTGCACCTATTGAATTTAATATATTTCTTATAATATCTATGGCACCATTAAATACTGTTCCCACAGTACTTTTTATAGTATTCCATGCGCCTGACCAATCTCCATTTATAACTTGCATTACAGTTTTAATCACTCCTGTTATTACGTTAAGTACAGTCATGATTACTGTTTTAATTATGTTAAATGCTGAAGACACTACTGCTTTTATAGTCTGCCCATGAACATTCCAAAAGGCCATTATCATATTTAATGCAGTGCTTATAACAGTTTTAATGGCTGTCATAACAGTCGTAATAGTTTGTTTTATACGTGGCCAGTTAGATATTACAAAACTTATTAATTGACTAAAAATTTGAATGGCAAATGTTAATACTGGTTTCAATATTGAATTCCAAACTGATTGAATTCCTTTAAATACATTTTGAATTATACTCTTTATTTTAGGCATATTAGCTTGAATAAAGGTTACTATTGATTTAACTACTGTTATTATTTTATTAATTGTCTGTGTCACAATATTTCCAACCTTAGGTCCAAATAAATTAGTAAATAAAGCTCCTATTCCTTGAGCTGCACTTCCTGTTTTCTTGAAGGTGTCTATTGCAGCTTTTACAGCACCTGAAATTTTATTAAATACTCCCATAACTATATCTCTTATTCCACCAAAATTTGTAGCAAATGCAACTGCGAGTAATCCAACTACTCCAATTACTATTTGAAGAGGTAATGGCAATTTAGTAAAGATTCCAAATATAGATGAAAAGCTCTTTGAAACTACACCTTTAATTTTTTCAAAACTTCCAGATATCCCCTGTAATGGTGCTGATAGAGATGGAGTTAACGCACCAACTTTTCCCATTGATTGTTTAGCTATATTCAAGACATTAGACCCCTTACCTCCAATTCCAGCTGATTTTACAGTCCTTGATGCTTTAGTGCTATTTAATTTAGGAATTTTTTGAGCTACTTTGGAAGCCCGTTTTCCTATACCGTCAGTAGCTTTTTTAACCAAATCATTATCTTTAAAGGTTTTAAACAAATCAGATACGGTGCTCTTTACATTTTTAATCTCATCTTTTGCATTTATAAAATTAGTTGCCAAGTCTTCAACAGTTTTTGATGCATTAGATATTGATTTAACTACCTCTTTAGCTTTCTGTCCAATATTTTCAATAGATCTTTCCCCAGTGTTATTTGTAAAGGCTTGTATTAAATCTGAAACAGACGTTCTTACATTTCCTACTGCATCTTTTGTATCATTAAAGCTGTTTTTAACTTTACCTACTGATTCTGATGCTTTAGTTATTGCTTGTACGCTTTCTGTTGCTTTTGAAGCCACTGGTGCTAGACCTTCTATTGCCTTTTTAGTTTTCTGAACTCCATCAACAGCCTTTCCTATTGTTTGTCCCCCTTTATTCAAGACTCCTGAGACTTTACCTCCATTGGATTTAGGAAATTTCTGAGATACTTTTGAAGCCTGTTTTCCTATAAAATTAATAGATTTTTTACCCAAGTCAGTACCTGCAAAAGCCTTATACAAATTAGATGCAGTGTTTTTTACATTTTCAATCTCATCCTTTGTATTTTTAAAACTAGTTCTCATGTCTTTAGCTGCTTTTGATACATTAGATATTGATTGAACTACCCCTTTAGCTTTTTCTCCAATATTTTCAATAGATCTTTCCCCAGTATTATCTGTAAATGCTTGTATCAAATCAGAAACAGCTGATCTTGTATTTCCTACTGCATCTCTTGTATTTTTAAAGCTACTTTCGAGTTTATCTACTGATTCTGATGCTTTAGATATTGCTTTCACACTTTCAGATGCTTTTGAAGCTACTGGTGATAGACTATCAATTGCCTTTTGAGCTTTTTGAGCTCCATCAATAACTTTTAATAATGCTGAATCTAGTTCAAACGGCATTAATCATCACCTCCTGAATACAAGACTTCCATTTGTTTCATTTTATCTTCAATTTCTTGTTCAATAAAAGCACTGATGATAATCTTTTCTCCAAATCCCCTATTAATTGTTTCTGCTGGCCACTTACCATGAAGTTTCCAGCAGTAATATAAGAGATTAACAGTTTCATCAGTGCTTATGAGTTTTTTATATCTTCTTTTTGGTTAGTAGATTCTACTCCTGAAATTTCAGTTACAGTATCCGCTAAAATATCAACTTCACCAGGTAAGAAGATCTTATTCATAAGTTCCTTTGGTGTTGGAGCTTTGAAATGTTTCATAAGCTCTTCTGATCTAAGCTCTGGCACTCCTGCAAGAACAGTTTCTATTTTTGCTTGTGCTGTTGCAAATCCTTGAATATTTCCTTTCTTATCTACTTGAAGTACTCTTTCTTGAATTTCATTGTATCTCTCCATAGAAATAGCATTGCATTTAAATGTAATCTCCATATTTCCAAGTTTAGCAAGCTTAAGCTTTACCTCCTTAGAAGGCACCTCAATTTTACCAGCATCTATTTTTAATAATTGTTCAACTAAATTCATAACTTCATCTCCATTTCAAATTTAATAAAATTATAGATAAACAATGTGTAATCTAAGCTTATTCAATTAACGTTTTTCTTAGTTCTTCTAACTATAAGTCTAGTTATTAAATTGCATATCTATAATTCAGTAATTTTTTATTTCCTTGTCATTACTTTATTTTTACATACCTTAAGCAAATATCTACATTAGAAATCGAAAATATTTTTGTGTAGCAGGCATTTGAAAATAAGCTGATGAAGGTTCTTTGTGACAGGTTGTTGCACTTTAGCTTGTCCATTCGAATTATTGGAGCATGCTAAAGTGAGTACAACCTGTCATTTAGAACCTTCCAGCGAAATTTTCATAGTCCTGCGTAACAAAAATATTTCCGATTTCGGCAGACTATTGCTTAACTATAGTTTTATTGTGGTTCTATTAAGTCTAAGAAATCATAGCCTGAGAATGTAAACGCAATTGTATCTTCAACATTCTTTTTAACTTCCCAGTCTGCCAATGTTAATTCATCAAAAGTAACATCTTTAAGTACTACTCTTTCAGCCCCTACTGAATCTGGATCAGCTAATTTAGAAATTATAGTACATACAGTTTGCTTTCCTTGTTTGATGTTATCCTTCATTAAAATTGCCATTCTTGATGATATATGATGTAATTTCAATGTTCCCTTTCCTTCTATACCTGTTACTTTACTTCTCTTCCATAGATCCCTTGTAAAATTAACATCTACCTTTGTTAAAGTGACTTTTGCTTGAAGAGCTGACACCTCTGAAACATATTCTCCATTAATCCAAACTTCTCCCCAAGTCCCATTTATAATATCCTTTGCTTGTGGCATAATAATTACCTCCTAAATATATATTTGAAATTTAATATCTTCTATTGCATCTAAAATAACAACTTGTCCTTTAACAAAAACTTGTGAACCTGTGTTACTTTCTTTTATTTCTTGATCTTTCATAGTTGAAATATCTATACCTTGGCTCTTTAAGTACGCTTTTTGCGCATCTAAATCAATTTCTGCTCTATTTTGCCCTTCAATACTGCTATCAAGCAATCCTTCAAGCTCTAGCCCTTCAAAATAACCATTAATAGCTGCAATGAGCAAGCACTTATGATCATAATCATTTGGATATTTTCCAATATAATTATCTTCAGCTGTTGATTTAATATCATCATGTATTAAATCCATAATATCTACTATCTTAATCTTTTTAAAATCTTCACCTTTATTTTCAATAGTAGTTACAAAGCTATTTACAGCTCTATCAATTTTGACTTTCTTTCCATCGTTAATTAAAATTAATTTTCCTGCATCAATTGCTGCATCTCTTTCTTCTTTCTTTAGATGCGGAACATCTACTACTTCCGCAAGTGGTGCATAAGTAGCACTAATATTTAGCGAAGTTCCTGCTAGCATTCCTGCAATTCTTGAACAGTATTCTGCAGCAGTATAAGTTCTAGCTGCTGTTTTTATATCGTCGGTAGCAAAGTTAATTACTCCTTCACTATCAGCTGGGCAATGTGGAAGTACTGCTTTAACTCTAATATCCTTAGCACTTCTTAATTGTTTAATCCATGTAGCAAAATCTGTTGCTCTTGAAGTAATATTTGCCTCCGTATCAGCCTTTCCATCTGCAGTCTGACCAATGCTTGGAACTACTACATAATCCCATTTAATAGTTTCCAAATAATTTTGAGCTTCTGAATAATTAGCTGCATCTGGTGCTTCTATATAAGCAATCACTTGTTTTGGTGGATTTTGATATCCTATCATGGCAAGTTTTATTTGTTCCTTATTAAA